TTAACCGAGTTGCTGCTCAACGCCGACCGCCATTGCCTGTTCCGCCTCTTCGTCCTTCCAGAGGTGCCCGTAGGTATCCATCGTCATTTGGATTGTCGAATGCCCAAGCATGACCTGCAACTGCTTTGGTTTGATGCCGCGCTCTATATGCAAACTTGCGAAAGCGTGACGCAAGTGATGGGGAGTAAAATGCGGCTCGACTTTCGGTTTTTTCTCTCTGCCTTCGATCGCCTGTTTGCCCGTTGCGGGATCTATAACAGGATCGGCAAGTCCGGCTTCGGTCATAAGAGGAATCCACCAGCGATAATATAGATTGGTATATGAATCCGCGTTGCCATTCCCATTTCCGAAAACAAGCGCGTCCGGGTTCGTCTTTTCATTGATGCCGGCGGACAGATACCATTTCTTGATGGCTAATATATCCTCCGCCGATAAGGCCAGTGAACGATAAGAAGCGCGCGACTTCGGCGGCCCGATCTTGCAATAGTCGTTCGCTCGCTGCAGCACCTTGACCTGCGGAGACTTGGCCTCAAGATCAAGTCCCTTTTTAGGCATACCCCTAACTTCGGATATTCGCAGACCGCGAAACAGCATCAGTCGTATCATAATCGTCGTTTTGCCGGTGATGTCCTTTCCCTGGGCGACATCAAGCAGTCTTTTGATCGAGGCCTTCGGCGGAATCTTGACGTCGGGTTCGCCCTCGTATCGTGCTGGCCGCTCGATGGAAATACCCTCACAGGGATTTGTTCCCATCCAACCTTTTACGCGGCAATACCCGAACAGCATTCGCATGGTTGCATAAACTTTGACGGCGGTTTCATGCGACAGCCGATCTTCGAGAGCCTCAACCATTTCCTGTATATCCGCTCTGATAAGTTTGCTTAGGGTTTTAGAGCTGACCGGGAGTGGCTCAATGTGCTTTTCGACATGTGTCCGATATTGACGTACGGTAGATCGCTCCAGTTTTCCCCTCGCCACCCTCTTGTCCATATAATCGAGCCACAGCCTGGCACCGTCTATGACCTGGCGGCTTTCGCTTTCTGGAACGTGTGTTCCGCCGAGAATTTCCGCTTCAGTTTTGATGCGTTCTTTATCGGCGGCGGCGTATGTGGCGTACTGGCTCCGGTGGCGCTTTCCGTTCCGGTCGTAATAGGTTAACTGGAAGCGTTCGCTGATCTTGCCATCGGCATTTACCCACTTAACTTTGCGAATAGTTGCCATGACTGGACGTTACAATTCGTCTTTAGTTGCAGCAACTCCTGAAGGAGCAATTAACCCTGATTTTCTGGCCACATAGAGCAACAAAGCCTCTTTGTTCGCAACGATGCCAAGGCCAGGCTCATTCCAAATCGGAATATCGCTTTTTCCGCGCCGTTTCTTTTCCAGAAGATTGTAGATTTTCTTGCGATCACTCAGTTTGAGAAACTGTGCGATGTTCTCTGCGCCGGTAATCAATTCCGGATTGGTGATCTGCTCGACCATTGGGTTGCCTTTTCATGATGGCTATCTCGCTGACGTAGTCCGCCACCACCGCCATTGCTGTCGCAACGGACGGAGAAGACGGCGCAAAATACCCAGAAATAACATCATGAAAGGGAGGCACTTAACCGAGACTTGTCCTTTTTAATTTGCTTATCAAAACTTCTCAATAATTCTCCGCACAAATTCTTGTCTTCAAAAACTGCGTGAATAAAACATGAAAAAGCCGCGAGCATAACCAGGTCGTTTGTTTTGGAAGGATCGACAAGACGCTTGTTGTGAGTCTCAATCAAGTCCTGCCAATGCTCGTCGGCCGCCTGAATCTTTTGCGGAAGGTTCCGCATTTCTTTTGGCGGCAACGGATCCTTGACGGCGCGACGGCGCGGTTTAGCCGCTTTAGGAAGTTTGTTGCTATTCGCGCTTGCGCTGAACGGGAAACCGTAAGCCGGACCGACCGGCGCTTCCGCTCGTAATTGTACGGCTACGCTAGGCGACATGATGAGACCGTTGGTTGTGAAGCTGGACGCTGGCATAACCATAAGCCAATGGTTCGTAGCGTTTGATTTCCTCTGCCGTAAACCCTGCTTTGGCGAGATCATCTTTAGAATAATCGTTACGAGCCTTCATCCGCTCCACGATTACGTCGGCCATACGGTCGGCTATGTCGCGCTGTTCGGTGTTCACGCAGCATCTCCGGTATGGCTATGGCGGCTGAAAAAAGTCTTGAAGGAAAAACAGAGACCCGGTTCGCGTGATTTCTGCATGGCCATATCATAAGCCTCCACGGCGCGATTGGCACATCGATAGGCGGCTTTTTCATGCCCCTGCCTGACCAGCTCATAGGTCTTTAGAATGTTTTTTCTCGCCAACTTCATGTAATCTCTCGTCGGTTGATTCAGATAATAAATTTCAGCCATGATGTGCCTCATAAAAACTGCCTTTTAGTATTGCGAATTTCCCAAATTTGTCAATTCTTTCATGCTACGTTAGCATCAAGTCGTTATCATATTGTAATTAATAGATAAAATAGTTGTTCAATCGCACTTGAAGGCCTTTCACATGGCCTATTTTAACAAATAATTAACGGAAATGTTTGGGAATATCACAAAATAGAAAGTAAGAAAAGTTGAAAAACGAAGATGATTACGCTGCCGATTTTATCGTGCAGCCGCATGGTTATTTCAGAATTTTCTCACGGATAGGTTGTAGGAAAAGGCAGAACCTTAGCTTGCCTTGCCCAGAATCACTGGGTCGGCCTTGAGGCCTTTTTTGCCTACTTTTACAATGCTTTTAGCCAACTCACGAACGTGGCCGAGCGATAGCTTTTGTGCCACGGCACGTTGGTAGAGGAACGAAATGAGCTGCGAAAATTCTTCCGGTGCCGGTTTGGCGCGGATACTCTCGAAAGCCTCGGAGAGAGCGATTACGACGCCGTCCATGCGTACCTGGTCGATGACCGTATCCAGGGTCGTGAACCCAAAATCGACTTTCAGGACTTGCTGTGGGGTGGCCTTTAAGTGGTGGCTCAGTAAAATCAACTCTACAGCTGTTATATTCCGTTGCCGGTTCTCTATCCGACTGAGAACTGACAGCTCGATTTTTGTTATTTCCTCAAGTTGGGCAAGCGACAAATTTTGCTTTTTCCGCAACTCTTTAACCCGATTATCGGGAATCTCTTTGACGTGCGCAGTGCTTTTGCGGGCCAGTTTTTTCATTTTGATTACCTAAGCAAATCCCTAGAAGGAGGCTGTATTATATACCAATTTAACCACAGAGGAATTACCAGATTATCAATACCCGTATCAAGTAATAAATTACCCCAATTAGTTGCAACCAAAAAAGAGTAATTTTGTGATTGCAAAATTTTGGGAAATCCGCAATATTTCCCGCAACGAAGCTACTGATATTCCCGCGATTATACGGAAAAGCCAATAAAAAGGCCATTCCGAAGGGATACAGGGACTTCCTTCTCTTATCTGGGTATGGCCATGCTTGAACGCACGAATGACGCGGGGCATACCCTCGCGTCTGGTTATCGCAGTGGATTACAGACGTCAGTCTCCAAACCGTCGTTTTCGACGCAGGAGATCGAACAGGCCAAGGCAAGCCACGATCTGGTGAGCCTTATCGGCGCGCGGGTTAAGCTAACACGCGAAGGCCAGGAATGGCGCGGCTTATGCCCGTTCCATAACGAGAACACGCCCAGTTTCAGCGTCGTTCCTCTCAAGGGCTTTTATCATTGCTTCGCCACATCGTTCTTGAGAACGACCGTCAACATGCAACCCGCCGTCGAATTCAACGCGGCCTGCCAGTCGAAGGTAGCCTCAACGCCGCCCGGCCCGGTGATCGCCGTTTTCGGTTTCGGCAGATAAACTTCATGTGCCGTAAAGACCAGCGAATTGCTGGCGTCGATCGTATAGGCGAATTCCAGCTCAATCGGCGTGTTGTCGGTCGCCGCATCGATAAGTGCAGTGTCGGCGAACCGAACGGCAATGTTGCCGGTCAAAGCCGCAATGGTCGGATCGGCGCCATCAATCTTACCGTCCGAACGGATGGTTTCGATGGTGGCGAGGTTGTTCGAGTAAGTCAGTTGCGCGCCGGTTACGTTGCCGAGCTGGGTTCCGTCTTTCTTGACCGAACCCTGGAACTGATTGAAGCGCGTTAAAACCGCCGTTGTCGGTGTGCCGCCGCCGCTGGAAGTATCGCGTTCCTCTCCCTGTGCGATACAGGCCAATGTTGCACTGGCCGCGCCGGAGCGGGAGAAAGTCAACTGCATGGAGTCCAGACGGACACCAGCATTCATGAAATAGGCGGGAATATCCGGCATGCCGACTTCGACTGAAAGGCTTGGCAGGCTCGAAGACCCCGACTTATAGGTATGCGTATAAGGCGCACTGGAACCCGTCGTGACCGGATCATCCAGCAGACATTTAAGCCAATGCCCGAAATTCCGCAGATCGACCGGAACCACAACATTGCCCGTCACTTTGATGACGTCGCGGATCGGTTGTGCCGGATCGCGGCCCTGTCCGAGAAGATCGGAGGCGATCAAACCCTGTTCCGAGCCGAGTTCCGATGAGACGAACGGAAATTTGATGTAATTGCCGGACGGCGATGTGCCGTAGGTCGTCTCGAATTTTGCCAATAGCTGCGCGTTCGCGCCGTATGCACGAGCCATGTTCTTCTCCTTTTGTCAGGGGGGAAATTCAGCCGAGTTGGTCGGCTGTCGTGTAAATGAGTTCGATATTCACGGTCGCGGCCTTGACGCTCGGCGCACCGTCGATGCCGAGAGTGCTGATGACCGGCGCTTGCGCCGTAACGCGGTCGCAAAGACCGCCGAGCGTCACATCGGCGTTGATCGCCGTTGCGAGATCGAAAAAGAGATCGTCCATCGCCGTATCGCGTTGTGCGGCGTCGGCATTCGTGACCAGCACTTCCAAAAGTGCGAGGTGCTGCCAGTAATAAGAAAGCGGCGAAAGCGTCACGAGCGGTTCGCCAGGATCGCCGTCGCGTAAAATGATCAACCCAGCGGCAGGGACTTTTTCCGGCAGGACTTCGTTTCGTAAAACCTTCACGCCGTCGATGGTCTGCAACTGCGCAAACAGCGCCAGAAGAATGGTCTCGCGGGTTGTGGTCACGATGATGCCTCCTTATCCGGCCAGGCCTCGACGACAAGCTGCGGCAGTTTGTCGATCCATTTCTGCGCAACGCTGTCGATATCGAGGCGTTTGCGAATGCTCACTTGCGGCACCAGTACAAACATGATGATCGAGGCGAGACCGCGTCCGGTGCGGAGCGCGGTCGGCGATGCGACACGCGCGCGGCCTTTACTGGTGACGCGAAAATTATCCGCGACCAGCAGTCCTACTTTTCTTGCTCCCTGCGGCGGTATGAAACGAAGCGGAATGCCCGCTTCCTCGAAATCGCGCGGCGAAATACGTCTGTTCTTCTGCCGTATGACGTATTGCGTCGGTATAGCCAGGAACCGCCCATGCGTACTGCGAATGGTGACGCCGTCATTGAAGGCGCGGACGATATCGGGCGCTTTGTTGTAAACGTAACCGGCGGCATTAAGGCTATGACCGCCGCGCGGGTAAACCTTTCCCTGCCAGCTACCGGCAAGCCGTTGTCCGAGACCAGCCGTAACGATCTGTCCGCGAAGTTCGCCTTTCAACCCATCGGTTGCCTGCTGAATACCTTGGGAAACGGCCTGTTGCGCCGTTTTAACCTCGGCGGCCATCTCTTCTTTTAGATTGCCCTGCAACGCCGCAAGCAATCTCAGCATAGCGACACCTATATAGGTACGGTGTTCAGCGTCCAGAGCAGCCGGTCTTGATCGGCGGTCGGCTCCGATTGGACGGCGTAAGTCACGCCATTCACCGTAAGCCGATCGCCGACCACAGGCTGCGGAACGTCTTTCGTCTGCACTTGGAAAAGTGACGTTGCGGTGTGAATGTAGCCAGCGCCGAACCCGGCCAGCGTGTCCGGCTGCTTCGCCGTCACGCGGACGGAAAAGCTGCCGGACCCGTCTTTCGGTATGTAAACCGCAGACTTCGCCAGAACCGGATCGGCAAACAAGGCCGTCATCATGTCGCTGAACGACATTTTAGGTACGCTTGCCTTTGATCAGCGTGCGTGGGCGCGTGCAGATCGGCAGTGGGTTCGACTGCGTATGCACTTCGACCCAACGCTGGAACTTCTCATCGATCGCCTGCTTTGCGTAGCGCGGCAGACCGATGGTGTTTGCCGTTTCCACAAAGTCGGCTGGCGCATTGTATTGCCGGAAAAGACCGGGCGTGCCGACCGGGAAGAAGAAGGCCTTGTCGTCGGGAATGAAGTCGATTCCGCCGACCGAGCCGCGATACTCTTCGAAGACGATATCGCCGTATTCGAAAGCGCGTCGCACCTGGCCCGTCCGCAGGAACACGCTTTCCTGATAACGGTCATAGGCTTTCGTCACTTCTGGATGCGTCGTGAGATCGTCGAAGAAGGAGGCGGAGCAGAAGGCATGGATTTCCATGTAAGGAGCAATGCCAAGCTCATCCTCGATCTTGCGCACGACATCGGCGCATTTCTTTTTGACCGCTCCGGTTGCCGGTGACGCATTGTCGAGATCGAAGTCGATCTCGCTGTATTGCGACACGCCGAATTCGTCGAAGAGATCATAAAGTACCGTGGTGCCGTCGGCGTCGAGGATTTGACCCTTGATCGCCCCGATGCGCAGATATTCCAGCGTCGCATCATGCTTGCTGGCCATTTCGGCCAGGCGCTGATTGACGACGGCCTGAATACCCTCAAGATCGCTCTCGCTGCCGAAAGCGCGGACGTTCTGAATTTCGTCCGCCATGATCGTATCTTCGAGCGCGATATGCGGCACGACCAGGGAACGCGCCTTGCGCTTGCTATGCGCGTTTTGCGTTGCGGGAGCGCCGCGCGGCGTTGTCGGGATAAGCGACAAGGAGCCTTCGCGTTCTTCGATCATGACCGTGGTTGTCGGTACGCCGTTTTCCGTGAAAATCCCTAGCTGCCCGACTTTGCCGGGAACAAAGGGAAGTTTGTTGATGGCGTCGGTCAACGTCACCATCGAAAAGGCGTTGCTGCTGAAAATATCTAGGCTAGGCATGGGATGCTCCTTTTGGTTAGCGGACAGCAGCCAACGCCACCCGGTCCGGCTTGAACCGGAGGGCGCGGTTGCTTTCAGGGGTTGTTGGGGTAGGCCGCCGACCTTGAGGACTTCGGGTTAGCGGTGAGGTTCGCCGTCAGACAGCCGGACGGGCGATGATGTGCTTGTCTTTCAGTTGAGCAAGGGCTGCACTCTTCTGATTGTCAGTCGCGCCGCTGAACCACACCAGTTCATTAGCGTTCACTTCGGCTTCACGAACGACGGCAACCGATGTTTGATCGGCGTCAGTCGCATCGACATTGTCGAGCAACAGACCTGCCGGCACCTGTGAGCCGTCCGTGTTGGCTGGGTTGTATTCCTTATATTTGTCGGAACCCTCCGCCACGGTGATCAGGAAACGATCACCGGCAGCAAAGTCGGTCGCGCCGTCGGCGATAGTGAACCCGACCGCACCGGCAAAGGCCGAACCGACCACGGCATGGCCGATTGAAACGCCGTCAGGGTCTTCCACATTGAAAGTTCCGCTGTTGGTTGCGGGTTCAATGCAGACGGCCTGGTAGACGCCCGGCTTCGCTCCGGTACCGGCAGAAAGCGTACCGATAGTACCGTTGCCGGTATTGCCGCTGGCGGCGGCCGCCGAAACGGTACCGACAGTTACTTTACCGACGACATGACCGGCCTGAAGGTTTTGCCCCATCAGAACGGTAACGGTTTCGCGTGACAGATCACCATTCGCTTCGGAGACGATGAATTCTGCCTTGTGCTGGCCTTCGGTTAATGTAGGCATGGTTACTGCTCCTTTTTCGAGTTGCGGTTCGCGTAGATCGCCGCCGTGTCGATCTTCGGCTCACCTTGTTGCGTGTTGGTATTGGCGGGGATTTGCCCGGCGATGACCGAGGCTTCGTCCGCCGCCGCCCTGGCCGTCAGAAGCGCTTTGCGCACTTCAGCAATCGGTGTCGCCTTGGCGATAAACTCTGTCGCGCTGCCGGGAACACCGGCAAGTCGGCAGAGTTCTGTCACCTCGGCGGCATAGGCCAGGGTTTCGGCAGTCGCCGTGGTCTTGGCCGCGGCAATTTCGGCCTTCGTATCCGGCGTTTCCGCCGGAGCGGTTTGCACGTCGGGACTTTCATGGGCATCGCTCATTACTTTCTCCTTTGGTTTAAGTTGACGAAGGGGTCGGGGTATGGCGGTTCGGTTGAGGCTTTTGGCCATCGCACCGAGCGCGTCATTCAGGGTTCCGGTCTCATCGGCGAGGCCTGCCTTGACGGCGTCCTGGCTGAAATAAAGCCTAGCTTCCATCGCCTTAACGGCGTCGGTCGATAGGCCGCGCATCTGCGCGACGTCGCTTACAAAAACTTCGTAAACGCGATCGACTTCCGCTTGCAGCATTTGTCTTGCGGGATCCGAAAGCGGTTCATGAGGCGAGAGATCGTTTTTGCGCGCACCGGCATAGATCGCCGTGTATTGCAGGCCGTCTTGTTCGTCGGCTTTGCTCTGGTCGAGATGAACGGCGATCACGCCAATGGAGCCGACGCCGCCCGTTCGGGGAATAAAAATTTTGCTGGCCGCTGCCGCGATTGCATAGGCTGCCGAGAATGCCTCCTCGTCGGCGACGGCATAAATCGGTTTGGTTTTGCGCGCGGCATAGATTTGCGCCGCAAGATCAAAAACACCGCTTGCCTCGCCGCCGGGACTGTCGATATCGAGAACGATACCTTTGACCCTCACATCCTGAAGCGCGGACTTGAATTGCTCGGCGACGCTTGCGTAACTTGTCAGACCGCTTTGCGCTTCAAGACCTGTTGCGCGCTGCACGAGCGTTCCGAATACGGGAATAATTGCAATGCCGTCAGATGTGGTTTGGCTGTCGCCGGAATCCGAAGATGTGGCAGGAGGCAAGGACGCGCCCTGAAAGCGCGGCATAAGTACGCCCATGATGGTTTCCAGTTTGGCGCGTGCCATCAGGAGCGGCGTGTCGAACACGCGACTTGCAATGCGGGGTAATGACGTCATGTGTTTTGATCGCCTGGTTCGGATGGGTTGTCGGAAGCCGGATTATTTTCGTTTGACGGTTTCTCGTCGGAGGTATCCGGTTGTTGATCGTCATTTGCCGGTACAGGTTGTTTCGATTGCGGCGCACCGGACGGCGTCTGCGCCGTCAAAGGCCCAAGTTTGATACCGAGGTCTTTGACGCGCTGCTGATCGGCAGCGATGCGGCGATAAGTTTCGTCGACATCGTTGCCTTCCTCTTCGATGATGTCCGAAGGCGATTTCCAGCCTTGCTCCTGCGCGATCTGCTCGGCTTGGCGGTCTTTAAGCGGATCGACCCATTCCCATTTGGGCGTAATCCATTTGACCTTCGTATATTTGGCCTGATCATCGGCAAAGCCCGGCATCGCAAGCGCGCCGGACAGAACAGCCGTCTGCATCCAGCGCTGCCAGATCGGACGGCACATCTGGAAAACAAGTGTGGCGAATTGAAATTGTTCGAGGCGGCGGCGAAACTCGACGGTGCCAGCGCGAATGCTGGAGTAATTGGCTGCTTTCAGATCGCCAGTAACATTCGTGTAAGGCATTCCCATCGCGGCGCATACCGCAAGCAACGTCCGGTACTGGAACATTTCATAGGAACCGCCGACATCGGCGGGCGAAGAAAATTTGATATCCTCGCCGGGTAAAAGAACCTGCATGGTGCCGGGCGAAAGACCTGCCACGGCTGCACCCTCGCTATCGGCAGCGCCTTCGCCGAGCAGACTGTCCTCCGGTGCGGTCTTGGTAATGAACCCGGCAAACAAAGCCGCGACTTTCTTGCGGTCGAGTTCGGCATCATCGTACTGGTCGAGAAAAAACAGTTTGACGAGCGCGGGCGATATCCACGGAACACCACGGATTTGACCTGGCCGTAAGGGCCGATAGATATGCAGGACTTCGCTGGCCAGTACCCGCACGATCTCGCCTTGACCATAAGGTATGGTGCTGTCGCCGGGGTGATTGCGGTAAAAGTGATAGGCAACGCGGCGTCCAATGGCGTCAAACTCAATTCCACAACGGATTTGATTACCATTTGCTCCAAGTTGCGTCTTGGAGAGCGGCAGCATTTCGGCTTCGAGCAGCTGCAACTGCAACGGCATCGTCAAACCATCGGTAGGTCGGCGCGGACGGAAGCGGATATCTGCTCCAGCCGTTGAATATTGGTAAGTTGAGAAGAACAGCAAGCCTTTGTCAGCATGTCCATTTCGGCAATCGTACAAATCAAGTCGCCGCCGCGATCTCTGATGGTTTTTTGAACGTAGTCGAAGAATTCGTCGCAGCTTTCAGAGCCGATGAAATCGAAAAATCCCTTCGAGCGTATTTTGACACCCGCGCCATGCAGAAATTCGATGCCGTGGTCGGAAAGGGTCTGGTGTATTTTCCGGATATTGGTACTGCGCGCCGGAAAGTCGCTCTCGATGAGTTGAACGGTTCGGCGCGATACCTTGGAAATCTCGGCGAGGTTGTCCTGAGACCAGTTTAGCAGGCCTCTGGCTCCTCTAATTTGCGATCCGGTTATCATAAGCATGGCGCGGCGACTCCTCAGTTAACTGACAGTTCATTCAAATCGACCAAAAATTTTATGGCGCGGTCATAGTCGCGTCGCTTGATTTCCTTTACGTCCGTCACCTTCAATTCCGCCGCGAGGTGACAATAGGTATTCTCTGTATGGTTGCCTTTTGTGAACGCCAGGTATTCGACCAGCGCGGTAATCGAAACCATCTCGTTTCGAGTCAAAGGTTCGTTGCTGTGCAATTCCGCGAAATTCATTTTAAGCCGCCATTCTCTGCGGCATGGCGCAGCCACTATCCATGAGAGCCTTCCAGCGCTCTTCGAGGCAAACTGGCGCCCGGTACCGGATGCCTTCGACCCGTTCGATTTGTTCGACGATAAATAAAGTCCAGCCTTCGCCGTGGCGGCCGACGTATGTTTCAAAATTTGGCATCTTAAAATTCCTTAACGATTATTAACTTTGTTTTTGAACCTTTAAACGGTACTTTTCCGTTTAGCCTGAAAAAACCGATAATTTACTTGGCATTGGCCGGGTTTTCTCTAAAAGCGTGAGAGCAATATACTCGATGAGAGGATGAAAGCAAATCAAAAAGAGAAGATAACCTTCCTAAAATGCGCTATGAACTATCTATATCGGGTATGAACATACCTATAAAAGGTAGTTAAACGAAAAAAGAAATAAAATTAGAAATCATTTTCGCACTTTTAACTTCGCATAAAGAGTTGTAGGGTCAGATTACAGGCTCAACAAAGCAAAGAAATTTAACC